CACCGCCATCGGCACCATTGTTGACATCACCACAGAAGTTTCTGCATGCAGTTTGGTTGTCACCGCGGAAGCTCTGGAAGATACGAGTTTTGGCCAGACATCCCGCACCATGACTTCGGGCCTCTTTTCAAATACTTGTACGCTGACGGTTTACGCCAGTTATGCAGCAAGTAAGTCTTATGCAGTTTTGGCGCCACTTCTCGGCACAAAGTGCACGATCAAAGTGAACCCAACAAGCGCAGCAGACAGCGCAACAAACCCTGGCTTCATTTTGACCGACACCTACCTAGCCAGCATTCCAGTTGTTAACGCGTCGCTGGGCGAGTTGAGCACCTATGAAATTGAATTTCAAGGTGGCACATACAGCGTTGACGTCACCGCATAAATAACGGCTCCAAGCCGACATAGGAGAACAAATGAAAATCAAGTTGCAGTTAAAGCGCATGACCGACAGCGCGCCTGAGTATTACTACACAAACCTGTTTGTCATCACCGAATGGGAACGCCTAGAGCGTCGCAACATCCAGCAATTGTCAGCCTCACCGCTGTATTCCGATTATGCGTGTTGGATGCACACGATCTTAAAACTTAAAGGCGAACAGGTTGGCGACAACTGGCGTGAATGGATTAGCAAAAACCCTGACATCGACATTCTGCCGGTACTGTAGCAGAGGTTCTCGTCGGGGTCGGTTGGTGGCCTAACGACATTCCGTTTGACGCACGTGATCTAGTGACTGTCATTAAAGTGCTTAACGAGCAGAACAAACGGAGATGATGTGAATGAAGTATCGGCAAAAATTGAGGTCGTCGGGCTTAAAGAAGCCTTAAAGACTCTTAACAAGATTGACAAATCTTTGCGCCGTGAAATCACAAAAGATTACAAAAAGATTGTTCAGCCTGTTATTGACGACGCAAACGCGCTTGTTCCTACTGGCGTTCCGTTGTCTGGTATGGCGCGCAACTGGTCAACCCGATCAGGGTTCAAGATGTTGCCGTGGGTGCCTGGCATGAAACAGAAGATTGCTGCCAAGATCAACACTCGAAATATCAAAGAATACGGCGGAAACAAAAGCAATGTTGGCACGTTCCTTATTCAATGGCAGGGCGCTACTGGCACCATGTTTGACACGTCAAAAGAAGGAGCATTAGGTCGTCAACTAACTGCACGCTATGGAGAGCGTTCGCGAGTAATGTGGAAAGCGTACGTGCAACGCGAAAATGATGTCATGTCCGAGATGGGTCAATTAGTCAAGCGCGTCATAGACGAAGCAAACAGAGAGACCGCGTAATGGCAATTAACATCCCGATCATCAGCGAGTTTGACGGCAAGGGCGTATCTAAGGCCATCAAGCAATTTAAGCAACTTGAGACCACAGGTGAAAAAGCCCAGTTTGCGATCAAGAAAGCTGCCGTTCCTGCAGCTGCGGCGCTCGCTGGTTTGGCTGTTGCGCTGGGTGATGCCACACGTGCTGCGATGGAAGACCAGCAAGAGCAGGCGGCATTAGCGCTTACTTTGCAGAATGTGACTGGCGCGGGCGCTGCACAGACCGCACAGGTAGAAAAGCAGATCAGCGCAATGAGTCGAGCGTCTGGCGTTGCCGACACCGAGTATCGCAAAGCATTAGAAGCTCTTGTGCGCGGTACCAAAGATGTTGGCATTGCCATGAACGACATGAACCTTGTCATGGACATCAGCACCGCCACCGGCATGGATTCTGCCAGCGTTGCCGACGCATTGGCTAAGGCTTACCAAGGCAACTTTAAGGCGCTCCGATCATTAAGCCCAGAGATGTCAACCATGATCAAAGAAGGCGCAAGCCTCAACGAAGTCATGGACGTGCTCGGTGGAACCTTTGGGGGTGCCACAGCCAAAAACGCCGAGACCGCTGCAGGGAAAATGGCAATTCTTAAAAACTCCATTGGCGAAACCAAAGAATCAATTGGTGCAGCTCTTCTGCCCGTGCTCAAGGCTGTGCTACCTGTGCTCAACAAGTTCGCTATGTGGGCTCAAGACAACCCGAAAGCATTCTTGGCTATCGCAGCCGCCATCGGCGCGGTCGCTGCCGCCATTGTTGTCACCAACATTGCCATGGCACTCAACCCATTCAGCCTGATCGCTGCAGGTATCGCATTGCTGGTAGTTGCGCTGGTTACTGCATACAACAAGTTTGAATGGTTCCGTGACGGCATCAACGCAATCGTCAACACCGTAATCGGGTTCTTTGCTGGCATGGTCAACGCCGCTATCGGCGCGGTTAACGCAATCATCAGCGCCTACAACTCAATCCCGTTGTTACCAGACATTCCAAAAGCACCAACAGTTCCTGTGCCACAATTAGGCGGTCAAGCACCATCGGCTGTCGTTGCTAAGAAGATTCCACGTTTGGCTGAAGGCGGCATTGTCAACTCCCCTACTCTTGCGCTGATCGGTGAAGCAGGCCCAGAAGCCGTAGTGCCATTAGACCGCATGAATACTGGCGGGGGAGTGACCGTCAACGTCACAGGCGGGCTCTCAACTAGCGCAGAGATCGGTCAAGCCGTGGTCAACGCATTGCGCGCCTACTCACGGAGTGCAGGGCCGTTGGCTCTGAACATTGCCTAATGCCAAGAGTCGCCGTTGTTGATTCAGGCAATTATGACCTGCAGGTTGCTACAGGGTTTATCCAAAACGGGTTCACACTTGATTCCGAATATAAAGGAATTTTAGACAACACCGCTTACGTGCTAGATGGTGACAGCGAGTTCGCTAGCGTCATGGACTCAGTAACTACGATCACAGCCAAGCGCGGCAGACGCGACATTGGCGACACGTTTAGCGCTGGCACAATGACCTTCACCATTCAAGACGTGGACGGTGTGTTTAACCCGTTTGATGAAAACAGCCCGTACTACGACACCGCAGAATCCAAGCCTGGTCTTGCACCAATGCGTCAGGTCAAACTGATTCGATACAGCTCTACCGATGCCCCTGAATTGCTGTACTCGGGCTATGTCGTGAACTACGACTACAACTTTGCGCTCGGCGGTCTAGACACCGTGACCGTGTATTGCGCTGACCAATTTTATTTGCTAGCCCAAACCTATTTGGACGAGTTCAACCCATCAGCCGAAACATCAGGCGAACGCATAGAAACCGTGCTCGATTTACCAGAAGTTGATTTTCCAGCCTTAGCGCGCAACATAGCCACAGGCACCGTAAACCTCGGCCACGCCGCCGCCTACACCGTGCCGGCAGGAACCAACGTGCTGCAGTACATTGCCCAGATCAACGACACCGCCGAGTTCGGGCGTCTGTTCATGTCGCGTGATGGCGTGCTCACATTCCAAGACCGCATCGGTCAAACCCTCTCGGCGCCAGTTGCAGACTTCCACGATGACGGCACCGAATACAAGTACAACGGCGTGGGCATCTCGTTTGAGGCTGACGCAGTAGTCAACCGCGTGGTCGTGACGGGTCTTAATGGCAACACGGCAACAGCCACCGACGCAGGCTCAATCGCCACATACTTCATTCAAACCGACAGCATCACCAACAGCCTGCTACATGAGCAACCATCTATTGACGCTGCAGCTGCCTATCTGCTTAACCCTGAACCAGAAGCCCGCTACACGTCAGTTGAGACCGCATTCCTAATGCTGACCACAGCCCAAAAGGACACTCTGGCAACCCTAGAAATAGGAGACACCATCACCGTAGAAAAGACATTTCCAAGCGGTGCCGGCACGACCCAACTGGCGCAAGAGCTGTCCGTTGAAGGCATTGAGCACTATCTGGATTTCTCTACTGGCCACCGCGTGCTTTACAGCACCGCGCCAACTGTGATCGTTTACGAATTGATCTTGGACGACGCTGTGTATGGCACACTCGACGCAGAGAATGTTTTAGGATAAGGAGCACTTATGGGAGTTAACGCACAAATTGAGGTTCCAGCCTTTACCGCTGGACAGGTTCTTACAGCTGCGGAAATGACGCAGATCAACACAGGCATACCAGTCTTCGCTACCACGACAACCCGTGACGCCGCGTTTGGTGGCGCAGGCGAAAAGGTGTTGGCCGAGGGACAGTTTGCTTACATTGAAGCAACCAACACGACGCAATACTATGACGGTGCAGCGTGGCAGTCGGTAGGCGTAGCACCTGGATTAATTCCATTGACGCCTACATCGGTTGCGGTTGGTAGCGGTTCAGCAACTATTAACGCAGGCGGTTCTGTCACGTTTACTGGCGCTTCTTCGGTCAGTCTTAACGGTGTTTTTAGTTCTACATACACGAACTATTACGCCATTTTAAACATGACAGCAACTTCAGCCGAACAAGACGTATCTTGTCGTTTGCGTGCAAGCGGTACAGATACTTCAACCTCTACTTACCAGTATTTGCGAAGCCAGTTGTACACCAGTTAC